GAAACCGACTCGCGAACTGCGGGCTGGGTTTTGCTAGCTTCGGCGTTAAAATCGCGAAGGCTCTGCTTCGCGGTATCGACGGAAGTGGCATCCGCCTTAATATTGAGGTTAGCCACTTCCGCCATCAGCTACTACCTTTTGACCTAAGAGAAGCCGCTTTCGCCTGAAAGTCTAGATAGGCATCGTCGGCTGCCAATAGTGCTCTGTACTCCCAATCGTGAAGCCGAATGCCCTTGCGCTGCATCCATCTTCCCAACTGTTCTTCGGATATGGGGTTAACACCAAAACCGTTAGAACCCCGTCTCCTGTTCAACTCCTGGAAGTAGCCCCACAAGTACTCTAGGTGCCAAGGAAGAGGTTGGACTTGAAGTTCTTCGGGAATTACCCCGTTAACCTCCCAGGCTTTGATCAGATGATCCCGCCTAGTCCCATCGTCCCCCTCAGGAAGACTTAGCTGAAACTCAGCTCGAACATAGTCCTCGAATTCTGAGATCAGCTCTTCGTAAAAAGCTCCAGGTCCATGATGGCGGCATCGACCTGCCGCCGCACTTCCGGGAACCTCGTGTAGAGCATCTTGCAGTTCGGAACGTTGAACTCCAGGTCCTTCCCGTCGACGACGACGTTCTCCCACCCGAGGGTACAGGCGACCAGAAGGTTAAGGCCTTCTTCTTCCTGCTCGGACTGAGTTTGGATCGGGACGGGCTTGCCTTTCTGGCGAGCAACAGCGATCCGGCGGTTGTGCGCATCGATATTCTCGCGCTGCGTTTCGCGGAAGGTGTCGCTGTCCTTGCCAAGAATGGTGATCTTGATCCCGGTCTTGTTCTGGTAGGTGTCCAGAATGTCGATGACAGCACCAGCGTTGCAAGCAGCGATGGTGTCAAGCCCGGCGCTCAGATCGAACTTCTTCTTGCCTGTGATGTTCTGTTCCATGGTTCCCTCAGGGAAGTTATGAGGCTCAGCCTCGTATACGAAAAGGGCGGGTGGTATTACCCAACCCGCCCTTAGTAGACCACGTCCAGAGCGTCCCCACTAGAACATATCCTAGTGGGGACCCTAGTCTTAGGTGAAGGAGCTGTCCATGATCGAAAGCGAGGAAATCAGCGAACCAGCAGCACCGCCAGCATTTTCCAGAGCCTGGAAATTCATGCTGAGGGTGAGGCCCTTTTCACCGTCGTCCTTGTCCGCACCCGAGAACTTGAGAGCGGGCATGTTCATCACGCACACACCGGGGTTGGCGGTGTTGTCGGTCGTGAGAGCGACAGCCATCTGCGCAACAGTTTCGTTGATGAACATATCGCGGTAGGTCACGTTCTCGAACAGCACCGTGACCGAACCGGTGACGTCGATGGACCCAGGGAAAATGTCAGGATCGACATTCGACCCAACGACGCCACCGGGAGCCGAGTAGTTGCCGTTGACAGTCAGGTCCAGCGAAGTCACCACACCGACCTTCACACCCTGGATGAAGAGCACACCGTTGGACGAAGCCAGAATACCGGTATTGGTGGGGTTGGTTGGCGACGTGAAATACGCCGACGTACCAACTGTCATGTCGAGGCCCATGATGGGGAACGACACAGTGACCATGCCCGAAGCCGGCATCTTGACGTTGAAGCCGGTGACCACACAGTCAATGAAACGCTCACTTTGCGTAATGTCCGCGAAATGATGCTCGATGGTGTAATAGTCACGAGTGTGGTTGGCTTGGGGGATGAAAGCTTTCTTCCCAGCCTGGACGATGGTATTGGCCGTACCAGCGGCTTGGGCGACAACGGAAGTACCGTTGATGGGGTAAAGCGTCATCACCGTGGTCGTAAGAGCCGTGATGATATAGGTTTGGTTGTTCACGGCCTGAGCGTTGCCCGTGACACGAACCACATCGCCGACATTGAAGCCGTCGGTGAAAAAGTCACCAGCGGCACGAGTGAAATTGCCAGCGGGAGCCGTGGTCACAGTGACCGCGATATTCGTCAGAGGACCAGTCGTCTTGACGGCTTGAGCCGCTTGGCGCAGGACGCTCTCGAAAAAGGCCTGATAGGTCCCGAGCGACAGTTCGCCCTGGATCTGACCAGCGACGGAGCGAACCCCGTGACGCATGTCATTACGCTGCATGGACGGGCGAATTTCGCCCGACTTGTAGCTGGCCTTGGCCAAGTCGATGGTGGAAGTCACGCGACGGAGGGTTTGACCAGTTGCGGCACCCCCGGTTGCGATAGTTCCTTGGACAGTCTGCTTCTTGAAGTTGAGCTTCTTGAAGACACCAGTAGCGATCGTACCCATTTTTGTTACCCTTCGGGTTAGACGTTGGCGAAATACCGGATGCGGACGGGCAGGACATACCTGTCCTGTTCGTTGTAGTAAGGCAACACTTCGGGAGTTTTCTCAATTTGCACCGTTACACCCGATTTTTCGAAGGTGTTACCCCTCGCAAATGTGGCCTGGATAAGCTCCGCTCGCGCAGCGGCGGCAGCCGGTCCCGTTCCCAGCGGGTATTTCAGGTTGACCTGATAAATCCCGCGTTCACGGTACGAAGACCCACCAAAGGTGGGATTCTCCGGCTCAGCCGGAAGAAGGTAAACGTCTTGATACGGCACACCCCCCACGGGGGTAAAGTCCATGTTTTCCCACGCAGTTTGGATACTGGGGGTAATGGAACTCAATGCGTTCTCAAGGGCTCTGCGAACAGCTAGTAAGGCCATTTAGCGGATGACCTCCATAGCTTTCTGCTCCATGATGGAATTGAATTCCATCACGCTCAGACCGACCATACCATTTGGCGGGGTCTGGCGCGAGTAACCGCGCTCAAGCTCCCAAATGTATCGTACGTTGTTGCTGATATAAATCAGTTTCCCAGACGGCTTGGCGGGTATAGCTGCTATACACGCCGCCGCCGTAGCCCTACCGGTGGCGTCCGGACGCAGAGGGAGGCGCATGACGGGCGCTCCGGTACCTACGTGCCACCCTGCCCGCGCCATGCCTGGGACATACCTGCGAGAGGGCGGAGATTTCCACATAGCGGGATTACCCACTGGTGTTCGTCTGATAAGCCTCTGCACGAATTCACTCAGAGCAGAATGAATGACCTTATCGAGCTTCCCCTCGGTCTTTTCGCACCACGCTTCGATTTGCATACCAAAGTCTTGCATTTAACCTTTCCTCAGGTTAAATACATACACAACAACAACATCGTTGACAGTTATAATGTCAATGTCGTTGATGATGAAAACTGCTGCACCAATAGTGACCGTGTCAACTAAGGTGGGGGCAGTACCGCCGAATGAGGAGGCCGCAGCAGTCATCTTTTTGGTGCTAACAGCGGCCAACGTCACTTCCTTGCCCTCGTCCCGGTCTTCCTCCACGATGGCTTTCATCGTGAAGCTAGTCGTTCCTTGGGTGAAAGAAGATGTGTTCGTGTCGTAGCTACCGTTGTTTATGCGGTTATAGGCGATCGTGCGCCCAAATTCTGCTATTTGGGCCAAAGCAACATCAGCAAGATCGTTGCCGAGGCTCACTTACCTATAAACCTTCATAACCCCGCCGCCAGCAGACTGGAGCAAGGGGGCCAAAATCTGTACCACAACCGGGTAACGTGGCGTTTGTGGCGAGCGAGGATCGAATTCCACATAGACCGGCCCCGTCTTCACCTGCAGACGGTTTTGGCTAAGGGATTGTGGGGTCAGCGGCCCATTCGTAGCAGCGATCAGAGCCAATTCGCATTGCGCCTCTTTCACTTGAGACGGCACAGTTGTGACTGGGATCATGTAGGCGAATGAAGAGAGACGCCCATGCTGCGGGAAAGCGGCGGTATCATCAAGATACACGCCAATACGAGGCCAGTCAAGCCTTTGAACGGTGTAGTTTCGCCAACCCTTCCAACGGGCGCGAAACTTTTGCATCATCCAGTTGGCTGCTTGGCGGAGAGCCTGCTCCTTGACCGCCGTGGACAATGGAGCCCAGGAAGCGTTCCCAAGGTTGCTGTGGTACGTGTCAGCTTCCGTCACCGTAGCATAGCTTTCGGCGGTTGCAAGACCTGTGCCATCTTCAACTGTGAGCGCCACTTCCTGGACTCCTGTTCCGGGGAGGAACTACTTAGCCCTGCGCAGCCGGGGTCTTTTCGACCTTGGCCTTCGCGGGGGCAGTCTCTTGAACCGGCACGACTTCCGTCACGACTTCCGTCACGACTTCCGTCACGACTTCCGTCACGACTTCCGTCGCGGCGGCGGGGTCGTAATCCGGACCATCGTAAATCTCGTGATGATCGGCCAGATCCGACTTGTTCATCACAACGTACCCTGCCGGATTGTCATCGGTCTTCTCGGCGACCACCTTCACCGTTTCAACGGTGTCATTGGCTGAATAGGTCATCGGGTCCTAGTCCTGTTTGTTGTGGAGAGCCATGTTGGGGAGGGTAACGCTCTCCGGAATTACCCTCCCCCCTGGGCTTAGCCCGCCAGGACCGCCAAGTGTTCCGGCTTCATGACCACCCAGCCCCAGGCGATGGCCACTTCATACAGAACTTGCCTGTACTGCTTGTAGAGCCGGACTTCGAAGGCCAGACCGGACTTCGGATCGGTGATGATCACCGCGTCGTCGGCCATATCGCCTTCTTCCGGAACCGCAGGCGCCCGCGTAGCAAGCGCGATGGCGTTCCGAGAGAACCCGATATTGCGGGTGGCCGTGTTCAGAACAGTCAGGGCGGTCGCAGCAGCCGGAATGGCAACCCGGAGGCCAGGAGCCGCCAGGGTGATCGTACCGGGAGCCGAAACGCCAGTCTTGACCACGTAGATGTTGCTGTCGCCAGCGAACTGCACGAGATCACCGGCAAGAACAGTGCCAGTACCGGTGATCAGAGTGATGTTGGTAGCGCCGACAGCGTAACCAGCAGTGTTGCTGGTGTAAGCGGCGCCCGTCCCCTTCGTGGCGGTGACGATCTGCGCACTTTCACGCAGGGCGAAGCCGTGCAGATCGAGCAGAACACCCTGGCGAAGAATGTCCGTGGTCCCAGCTTCGCTGGCCCTCGTCAGGTTCTGCAGAGTGCGAAGATTGGCGCCAGCGGAAGTGTCGATGATCAGAGAACGATCATTGGGCGGAGCACCGTTGTCGTCCAGAATCTTCCGGACACGAGCGGTACCGGAAACGTCAGTGGCGAACGGAGTGGTGCCGGGAGTACCGAAGGCTCTCGAAGCCCCGACATAAGCCGCTTGAGCGCCCATCAGCTCGATCTTGTTCGTCAGAGTGCGCATTGCCTGAGCGAACTGGTCGATCATGATACGGCGGCGACCGAACGAGCCGTTGTCGAGGGACCGGCTTTCTTCACCATTCCAGCGCACCGGAACGGACTCAGCATTGGTGATCGTCCAAGGGACGGTACCGATGGTCTGATCGCCCGTGTTGGGGGCCGTCACGCCGGGGGTGATCGCTTGGGAAGTGCTGGCCGGAGCCACGAAGCTGACGATGTTCTGGCCGACCGCCGCACGAGCAGCAGACATGTCGTGCGTGACCGAAGGGATCAGACCGATCAGTTCACGCGAGACAACGTCCATGGCCTCGTAGAGGTTCGGGATAAGGCCGGTGAGAGTGTTGGGCATTGGATTCGTTTACCCCCAGCGGGGGCTCCTTTCTGGTTTAGGATTCGGTGAGAGTTCCCCCACTCTTGGAGAATGCCATCTGTTCGTTGGGAGGCAGGGCTCCAAAAGCTTCGCGGGTCATGGTATTCGCTCCCCGGTCGGCACCGCCGCCCTGAGAACCACCACCGCCATTGTTGCCAGCGGCGACGTAGTGCTTGCCGACGTCAGAACCAGCGAATTCCTTGAGCGCATCGCTCACGGACTTGTCGCCGATCAGAACGTTCTCGACCCCATTGTCCACCTTCACAGTGGCCTTAGGGCCGAACATGGCCTGAACCGCATCATGGAAATGCGGAGCGATCTTGTTTTCCACCATCGCCTTGGCGAGAGCGGTGTCGGTAAGCAGGGTATTAACCCGCTTCTCGGACCCCTCAGCACGTTCCGACAGCTTCTTGACGTCCCCCTGGGCCTTGGACAGCGCCCTGTTGGCGTCATCGAGGGCCTTCTGGTTCTCGTCGAGCTGGCGTTCCAGCTTCTCCATCTTTTCGGGATCACCCTTCCCCTTGCGGAGATCTCGGATTTCCCCGATAAGCTCGGAGTTTTTGTCTTGCAGACGCTTCGTGGCATCGGCGATCATGCCTTCCACCAGTTCAACGTCTTTGGGGTCGTTCGGATCGTAAGCCATGTTATCCCTCAGGGATTGGGGGCGGCACAGCCGCCGGATTAGGTGCCAGAGAACGCTAACATACTTCGGCACAGCCGAGAAGCGGTTAGGATGGTATCACGCTTCGGTGGGTGGCATGCTATCCCAGCTGTGATACGCCCCACACCCCAAACAGAAAGTACCCAACGGGGTTAGTTGGAATGCTTGGTTATCACACTTGTGGCAAGCCAGACGCGGAGTGTCATCGGGAAGTTCTACTGAAAGGTGAAAATGACCCCGATAATTCCCACACGCCGGACATTTAAATGCCCAGGCTGGCGCTTCAACATTGGCATCCCACTCGTGGCCACAAGCCAAACATTTAGCTGGCCCCGACAACCGGCGCACAACTTCAGATTCTACCGAGACTTCCTCGCACTTCTGACGAGCCGCCTTGAATTCGCTCAAACTCACTACGCTCATTCTTGGACGCCACCAGCCTGTGCTTGGTCTTCCGGAGCTGGACTATCCGCCTTTTTCGTGGGCGCTTGGCCGACGAAGTCAGGCTGTGACTGGATCGCACTTAGAGCTTCGGAAGCCTCCTTGTCGACCGGGACAATGTCGCCACGCTGCAACATCGACCAGAAGTCGTCGAAGGGCAGTGTTTTGGCGGCAACGGCTGCGACGAGAGCGTTCAGGGCATTGCTATCGACGATGATGGGCAGGAAGTCCTTATTGAACCTGATCTCGATACCGTCCGAAGGCGCTTGAGCCCATTCCGCAAACACCTTCATAGCCCTCGTGAATGCCATAGACGCTGCCATAGCGATACTGGCCAGCCTGGAGCTTTCTCCAGTACGGTTCACGATGGTGGTAGTAGCCCCCGTGGGCGTTTTTCCGTTGTTTTCGGGCGTGAGCATGCGCGCGCCAATAACCGCCATCTGGGCCTCTTTGCGATCCAGATTGGCTTCGAGCGCTTTCAGGCCGGTCCCATGGAATTCAAGGTACGAGGCTTTGGCATTCGGGTCGGGGAAAACCCAAGCGTTAGGGCTCCCAACGTACAGTTTGGCGGGCGCAGCGCCATCTTCGGATTGTTCCGGACTATAGCCGGAAATAACAGGCGTCGGCAAACCGCAGAAATGACACCCGTGCTCATAGTCAGCGCTCACGCGGTAGTGTGCGAGGTTCAGGTCAAACAAGTCGATAAGCGGCGGCTCGTCCGGACAAATATCGACGTCGTCCTCGTCGCAAGTGTAAAACGGAATGTAGTCCAAAGGCTTTCCGTCAATCATCGGATAAACATCTGGCCCAACTTGGATCTGGTCCCCGAGAGAAGCGTTTTCGGGACCCCGCCGCTTGCGGAACACACGCTGCCGGTACATACCGTTCTTGTCGAGGTCCAGGACCCTCCAACGCTTCTCTTCGGTGGCCGACCATTCGTCCTGGGGCTCGCAGTGGACTTCTTCCAAAACCACTTGGCTCAAAGACCATCGATTGTTGACGTGCGCGAACTTCCAGTTGATGACTTTCTCAGTCTTGTACAACTGCAAGGTTGGGCGAAGATTGTTCGCCTGGGCCACCGCAACCGTAACTGGCACACCATCCATATCGATGGAGGGCGGATGGTCGACCAGAATACTCACGCGCCCGACCGTCAGGATCTCTTCGACAAACTCTTCTTCGAAGACACTGATCGGCGTCCCACGAAGATCGATATCATCCAGAAGCGAATTGAGAGCGTCAGGCAGGACGCGCTTCGTAGGCATCCTGAAGATCATCCCCTTGAGCCCGGAAACGACCATGGCGGACGCCCCGAACCACGTCGCGCGCATTCGATACGCCTTGTAGTCATTGTCGTTCTGGTCTTTAAGCATCGGAAGATACGCGTCAGCGGCATTCTTCACGGCATCGCCGCCAGATACGGCGTCCCTGGCCCTCTTCCACTTTGGGGCCTGCTTCTTGTACTCGGGGTGCTGGTCCCAAACCGGCATTAGAGTTATCTCCTGTCAGTTGCTCATTTTGGCGAGATTGTTAAATCCCAGCCAATTGAAGACGATGCATGCCAACACTGCGAATGGGCCAACGTTTGACCACGAAGTACCCGGCAGCGTCATTCGTGTGATCAAACCCGCTAGATTTGCTGGGTTCGCCGTTTTTGTCGTACGCCTGCTTCTCCAGGCTTTCCGTTAGAAGAGGACATTCGTCACTGTTGACCAGGTACGCCTGATCATTGATGGCTTTGTTCATCGACATGACCCTGTCCTTAACCGGGGGGTTTTGGGTGTCAACGATCACGTTGAAACGTGCTTGCCGCAGAAGCGATATGTCCGACTGGCTGGCGTCGTTTGACTTTCGGCTTTTTCCGCTGCTATCCGGGTACACGATCACCATACTGCCGGGGAAATTGCCTCTGAGCCAGCTGATAGCCGCTGGGGTATCAAGCAATCCCACCGATTCCCTGACCGCATAGGGCTTTCCGCTCCGCACCACGTGCACCACGAGTGCCATGTTCCCTACGTTGAAATCCATGCCCACGTGGATAGGTTCGCCAGGACGCCACATAGCCGTGGTCCCGTTCGCAGTCCTGTTGAAGCCGGGGTATACTGACCCCGACGTCAGGTTTACAAACTTTCCTTCCAAGTAGGCTTGCAGCAGCTGAGTTGGGTATGCAGCTTCGAGGCTCTCGATATATCCTTTCGGCAAATTCCGGGAATTAGAGGATGTGGAGGCTTCGATGAGTTCGTACCCGTTCGCCATGGCCTTCACAGGATCGCGAGCCCATTGCTCGTACACGAACCTGAACCCTTCGGGAGTAGTTCCGACGGCTACAGTATTCAGCGACCCGTCAGGCTTTTTCTGCCGGTTACGGGAGATTATTTTGTTCCACACTGACCGGGCGTCAGCAGTCTTGAGGGTGTCCAATTCGTCCGCGAAACTGTCAGCGACTTCGTAGCCGACGATGCGTTCTGGGTTGTCCATGGTACGAAAAATCACTTGCCCCAGCTCCCCCTTAGCCACGTCAAGCGTAGCGTAGGTTTTGTTGAGCGTGAAAGGGATTTTCATGTCTTCCAGCTGCTCCGCAAAACGCGGAAAAGCGATGGTGCGAACCAGGTCGAATGTGGGCAGGTAGTAGGCGATGTTACATCGCGGGTACTCGAGCTTTTTCGCGATGCTGCGGCTGATCAAAGCCTGGGTCTTGCCCGACCCGAAGCCACCCACGAAAGCAGGAAACTGGCTTTTGGTTGTTACCAACCTATGCTGGGGCTTGGTGAGCCGAATTACTTTTGGCTCTACCGCCTGCATTACTCAGCAGCCTTTTCCTCGTCAGCCGAATGTTCATCCTCGTACGTGGTGAACACGATCTGCGGGGGCACCAGGGGAGTTCCGTCCGCGCCGGTCTTTTCTTCGCGCGGAACCCAGCCACGGTCTTTACCTAGGGTGGCGACGATCATCTTTGAAGAGGCCAAATCGCCCTTCTCTGCCGCCTTGAAGATGTTGTCTTCGGCAGTATCGACGATACTCTGCCGCCAGTCGTGCAAGGCGGAAACGAGTTCGGGTGTTTTGTCGATGTATCCCTTCGCGATAGTACGCGCGACCCCCTCTTCGCGGGCGATTGCGGATACGTTACCCCGACATTCTTCGATCAGTCGAAGATAGCGCTCCACCTTCGCCGGGTCCCGGAAAGACGCGTTGCTTGTCTCGTAGATAGTCTGACCTTGCTCGTGCATGGGTACCTCCGCGAACATGGTAGCACCGAGCTACAGCCGGGGGAAGCCCCTACGCTCATACGGTAGTACAGACGAGAGAATGGCACCCGTCGGCTCCGGCACATACCGACGGGTGAAACGGTGCGCGTGAGGGATTGCTCCCGCTGCCGGCCGTTTGAAGGCTTAAAGAGCAGGATACGGCCCCACACGCCTTCACTTAGAGTTTGTTTCGCCCCAGGGCCTAGGAGATCCTGTACGGGGTAAAGCCGCCACTCTATAGACAGGGTACCATGAGACAAAAAAGCAGCAAAGAGAGTATGCTGATACCCATTAGCCCCGATGTTGTCTCGCCCCAAGAAATATAGGATGGGGGCCCCCTGCAATATATTTCCTTTTTCACTAGTGGTATCCCGTTACCAATTGTTGCAGCGCTACAACAGTCAATACCTCGCGTAACTTTGGGCGTTCACGCTTTCGTGAGTGTGGCAAACAAGCAACACTGGGGCGCATGTGGCACGGAAACAACACTCACGAAAGCGTGAACGACGGGCGCACGGGGCATATTGCGCCCCCCGACCCCCCGTGGTATATTTGGTTATGGAAAAGGAGTTTCCCCCCATGCGCCCCAATATTTCCTCGACCCAACGTGCCCGCGAAGCCGCTCGCCACCGCGCGAGGACCCCGTGGATCGTCCGTGGCACCACGTGCGGGGGCGATAGCTTCCTGTACCGCTTCCGCACGGAAGGGGCTGCGTGGCACGTGGCCCGAGCTATCGAAGCCAGCGGCGGGGAAGCCGAGTACTGGGACGAACGGGCATAAGCCCACAGACAAGAAAGGACGACGAACATGCGCATGACCAAGGACGAAGCCACCGCCCTGCTTACCAGCCTGGGGATGAGGAAAAAATACGCCAACCGTACTCGGGAATACCGGCGGGAATATTGGTCGCTGGTGGACGGGAAGGACGTGCTCGATAGCGGTCCCGAAACGAGCTATTCCGCGACGATCACCCTGGGAGGAAAATCGGCCTGGGTAGCCAACTACCTGCCCACAGACGAGGAAGGATAACGAACATGCGCATACTCACCTACCCGGCGAAATACGCCCAGCTCGCCATCGACACATATGGAACGGCGACACAGGCGCTGGAAGCCCTGTGTCCAGACGCCGTCGAGGACGTGTGGCCTAGGGTCCCCGCATCCTTCTGGGAGAAGGTTCGCGAGCACCTGCGGGAAGCCGCACAGCGAGGCGAATGAGGGAGAGGGGAACAAAGCGGGGGCGCACGGAGGCCCCCGCGACACCAACAAACGGACCTCCGTGCGCCGGGGGAATGGGGGGTATGGGTGTCTGGGGGACAGGGTCCCCGAGAATAGGCGAATGAAGAGGGCAGGACCCCTCGCGTACGTGACCCCCGCACCTGCCGCCCTACCTACTCCGGACCCCCGGCGAGCATACCCGAATTGGTCTCCGGAGCACCCCACACAACCCCCTGCACACCCTGCACACCCTCCGGGCATATGTCGGTCGGCGTCCCGTCGGGCTGCGCAACGTCGACCTCTGACCCCTCTCCGGCCCCCGACCCCCCCCCCCGGCGTGTACAAGGTGTGAGGGGGG